TCATCCGGATAGGCTAGCGCTCGCTCGTGCGCTAGCCGCCTCATTTTCAGATGGCTGACTATCGAAGTCCAGCTTATTTTGCTTGGGTTTCAAGGGGATCTCGCTCGTCCGGTGAACCGTCACCCCCAGCCGGGTTGCTTCGACAATCAAATCGTCGTCCTCGGTGTAAATGGCAGTCACATTGAGTACGCGGGCTGTCGCAAGAATCTGGCGGTCTACCTTGATCTTCTGCCAGTGAGATTTAGACGCGCCTTTCTTGCTGCCCTTCGCACGAGTCGTCTGATCGATGAAGGCCAGCTCGGTTGCCGCTACCTCATCGAAAGGCAGAATCCGGATGGCGCTGCGTTTTTTGAGTACTTGGATGACATCCGATGTGGCCAGCCCAGTACCGCAGAGGAATTCAGCCCATGCGGGCGCAGGGACACCGATGATCGTCTTGGCAGCGACCAAATCCTGAATCAACCCCGAGATGCGCTCGAAGATGTCATCATTCTCTTTGCCGGTCGATAGGGAGATCAGTACGTTAGCGTCAAATAGGATCATCCCCGCCCCGCATTTTCTTCCAGACGCTCATGGGATCGGCCGTGTCGCCCCATGCGTTGTTTTTCACTTTGCGCAGGGCATCAATAACGTCATCTAGCCCAGCTTCATCGAGAACCTCGAACGACTGGATCGCCAGCGATTCAAGCTCCCAGTTGCCCGCGCTGGTTCGGCTCCACTTGCCATTTCCTGAGAGCCGAAGTGTTTCCGCCAGGAAATAGCGCGACAGCTCCTTGGCTTGCGCTACCCCTCGAATTTCACACTTGTATACCGTCCCTTCCAGATCGCGGACAGCGACAGGAATGGTGTCGTCCCGGCCACCGATACGGATGACCACGCCGTCTAATGTAGTCGGCTGATAGATCGTGATCGGATCAGCCACCGGCAATTTGCGCCCGGGAAACTCGAGAATCTTCGCCTTGCCGCTGCGCGTGATCACCCCGACTGCGTTATCCGCTCGCAACAGCTTGTCGATCGACCGAAACGCCTTCTGCGCCTCCGGATCGGGGTCTCCTGCCCTGACACTTTGCAGACGCTGGAAAACCTTCGGGAATGCCGGTTCCTCGATCGTCACCTGGACGATTGCGCTCCCCTTGCGCAATTTCTCGAAATGAACCGAATCGTTCTGCCCATAGAGGGCCGACAGGTGCGCGAGATATTCCGCCAGCCTAGCCATAGGCAGCGTATCAGGCGTGAAGCTGTCGATTCGGAAGTGAAGTCTTTCCCGGGTGTCCATGTTCAAACCGCTGGGACGGGCACTCCGTCCCTGTTTACCATCTTAACAGGGGCATGCACCCTGCGCTCGTTTCCTGAATAGGGCTAACAATGGTCGCGGAGGTCGCCAAGGCTTCTCGAACATACGCTACCGAGGCGCTCTGGCCGAAACCAATACCCTCCGAGGTCTTCCACCCTTCTTGCCATTTTTCAGCCGACGACAAGCGCTTCCTGTCGCTTGATTTTTGACCACCGTACCCGCAGGATCAAACTGGAGTGGGTTGCCACTGGCCGTCCAGTAGTAAGGGCCAAGTTCGAGCAGTTCGAGGAGTCTCGTCTGGTGGCTGCAACGCTGAGCCCGCCCTCATCTCGGCGACCTGCAATCAGTGTGACGTGGGGGCATTTCTGGGGGCATGGATGAGTTCTGCTATCCATGAAAGCCTTGTGTGGATGGAGTTTGCGGTTTTTATTCTGTTCCTGCAGCCCACCAGAAATATGTGGAAAAGCCAAGCCCTCGCTTGGCTTTTCGTCTTTTGGCGCAAGTCAATCGCAGCCATCGCGGCTCGCAAACCGTTGTGTCACAACGTGTAACGGCGCGGCCATTTTGGCCCCATTTTGCGCGTGATTTGGCTCACCGCCGCCCTCGGTTTAACGCTCAGTCCAGGAAGTCTCCGCCAGGGTTCGCGTGGCGGTTGCTGACGCCGCCCCAGGTCTTGGGGCAAAACTCCGTGGCATGGGTACCGGAGCCGCAGTAGGCGCAGCGCAAAGTGACGCGCCCAGCGCTGCCGCCCCAGGTCTTCGGGCACAGGCTGACCGGGTGATCCCCTCCGCAATAGCTGCACCAGCGCATGGCCACTCCCTATGGTTAAAACAGGCAGCCGTCGCCGGGCTTCCAGTTGGTAATCACCAGCTCGCCGCTGGTCTGCGGCTTCCCGTGCGCCTGGCCCAGGCTGTACTTGATGTCCAGCTCCGCCATGTATTGCCCTTCGAACGCCCGCCGAATGTCCGCGTGGTCGTTGATGGACACCATCACGCGGCCCTTGCACGTGCGCATCAGCTCGGCCATCTCCAGGTAGTTCTCGAAGCCGAATGGCACACCATAGCCCTCGGTCTGCCAGTACGGTGGGTCCATGTAGAAGAACGTGTGGGAGCGGTCATAGCGCCGCACACACTCTGCCCAGGACAGGTTCTCGATGTTGGTGGCTGCCAGACGCAGATGCGCGGCCGACAGGTTCTCCTCGATGCGCAGCAGATTCACCATGGGGGCCGTCGTGGCCGTGCCGTAGCTCTGGCCGTCGACCTTGCCGCCGAAGGCGTGGTGCTGCAGATAGAAGAAGCGCGCCGCACGCTGAATATCGGTCAGCGTCTCAGGATTGGTCATCTGCAGCCACTTAAACACCTGGCGAGACGACAACGCCCATTTGAACTGCCGAACGAACTCCTCCAGGTGGTGCTGGACGACCCGATACAGGTTGACCAGGTCGCCGTTGATGTCATTTAACACCTCCACGGCCGCCGGCACCTGGCGGAGGAAGAACAATGCGGCACCTCCGCAGAACACCTCAACATAACACTCGTGGGCGGGGAAAAGCGGCAGCAGCTTGTCTGCCAGACGTCGTTTGCCACCGATCCACGGAACGACCGGGGCGGCGTTTTGATACATGCGCAAGCCTGTTTAACGTGGTTAAAAAGTGGTAGGCTCCCGCCCGCTATGTCGACATGGCAGGGGGCCTTGGTCTCGGCTCACAGCTCGCATCTGTGGTCGGGATGGCGGCTTGGTGTTCCCGCACCAGGCCGTCGCCCCTTCTTGATTACTTCCGTTTGAACGGCGTCAGTGTGAAGCACACCGGCAGGCGCCATTCAGGGCCGAACGGCATCGCCTTCCAGGTCGTTCCATCCCAGCAGTTCCATGCTTTCCAACCCACCTTCAGCATGCCCCAGCGGCCGTTGTAGTAGACGTTAAATCCATCGCCGCCGACGGCAACGAACAGCGTCAGCGCATCCGTGTCGGTGTAACGCACCACGCGCCAATCGGTGGGCACGAACGGCACGCCGAGTGGCCAATAGTCCCAGCCGTAGGCAGGGTTGCGATACAGCCAGTAGACCCGCGCGAAGAAACGCCGCACCGGCGTCGCCCCCCAACTGGCGTCGATATAGCCGTCGCGCCAGCCTGCATCGCAGCTCGCATCGAACGTCTGGAACCATTTGAGCCAGCGTGGGAGATTGCCCTGCGCATCGCAGAAGGCCGGCGCCCACCAGTTGACCAGAAGCATGGCGAACAGGGTAGCCAGCAGCGAGACGATGACGCAGAGCACATAGCGGGCGATCACCATCTCACCGCTCCTGTCTGATGGTGGCGTTGGCCAGACAGTGGCCAGCTCCAAAGATCGCGTCGATGACAGGCGCGGCGACCTTTGCCCAGCCCCGGCCTTGAATCAGGGCATTTCCGGTGCGTGCCGATATGGTTTCTCCGCGAGCCCCGCCGAACAGCGCGTTGCCGCACTCATCGTAGGCCACCGCCATGCTCAGCGCCCGATCTTGCGATCCGAACGCGACTTGGCAGACCATCGCCAGCAAAAGAACCGGTGCGGTCACGACACACAGAAGCCAGATCAGCAGCAGTTGGGATCGACTCATGGCTAGCTCCACGTAATCGCTTCCACAGCCATGATCGTGGTGGCTGCGCGGATTTGACGCTTGAGATCCGTCTTCTTGGCAAAAGCGGCCTGGCCCTGTGCGAGCATGGCACCAGCAAGACTCTGCAACTGGGCAAAGGTCATCTGCACCGCATTGTTACTACTGTCCAGCCAAAAGAAGCCAGGGGGGACCGCGCCAGGCGCCAGCGTCTTGGTCAGCACAGTCTGCGCATCGAGATCGGCCTGGAACTCGGTTCCCATGTAGCTCACCGGCTGCTGGATTGCATTCTGGTAAGCGCTTTCCACAAGAGCGATCTGCGTGGCCTGTGCGGTTGCGAGAGTTTCAGACGGTGGTAATGCCGCAGTGTTGCCGGCATCGACCCATGCGAGGTACGCCTGGTAGTCAGCATTCGCTGGGTCCATCGGGATGATCGCGTTGTCATCGAGACGGATGATGTTCTTTGCGCCGAGTTGATATCCCATGATTTATAGCCTCGCATTCAAGACGTAGGTAACCCGGCACCACGTAGCACCGTAGGCGCCCCAGGTGGCATCCATGTCGATTGTGGTCGCGCTGGCCCCGATGCCGCCGCTCGACATCCCCTGGTTCTGGTTCGTTGCACCGTTGTAGACGGTGTATCCGCCCGCATTGCCAGCCGTGTCCTTGAACGTCATCGTTGGTGCCACACGCATTTGAACCGGCAGGGTCTTAGTTCCCTGCAAGCTACTGGAGTTGGAGATGATCGCCGTACTCCCGCTGCCACTCGCAATCGGAGCACCGCCGCAGTGGAACGCATCCGCCTGGTAGTAGCGCTGGCACGCCATCTGCTCGACCGCAATGGGCCGAAACTCGATCGTCGAGGCGGTTGTCCCTTCTTCTAGACCCCATTCTGTCCACCAGAAGTCCTTCGCGGTAACCGCACCGCAGGTCGCCTGCACTTCGATCTCCAGGCCATACGAGCAATCGCCAAGTGCCTGCGTAAATTTCAGCAGTTGTGCCGCCCCCGATGCCACAGCGGTCGCCGCGCTGGTGCCGATCACCGAAGTGGCCGTGTAGTTGTCTACCGCTGTCGGCTTTCGGATGATCGTCGTGTAGTTGATGGCCGCACCGGCGTTGTGCTGCACCTTGATCTGGAATGTGGCGGTCTGATTCTTCAGATTCACCGCGTCGGCAGACTCCATGCGGTAACGCCACGAGAGTTGCCCAGCTCCCGTGAGTGTGCACCCCTGGAAGCGGACAGCTTTTCCACTGCGGCCGACCGGCGCCGCAGTGTCTTGGACGAGGGTTCCTGCTGTAATCGCGCCACCAGAGGCCCAAGCGGCAATCATCTCCACCGGGCCATACTGGGGCGACGTAGAAAGAGACGGTGAGGTGGATTGGATGACAACCTGCGCACCACTGTTGATCAGCTTGTTGCGGTACGAGGTGGAGCCGGCAGAGCCGGTAGTCGCCTGCATCTGCCCGAGCTGAACCGCGTGCTGGCTCGCCGTGGCGGTACCAACTTGCTCGGCTGCACCCGTGCAAAACGCCAGTACATATTGACCGTTGCCGTTATTCAGCGTGGGATTCCAATAGATAAGCGCGCAACCACCACCCACCATCTCGCCACCCTGCAACGCCGCGTGGGCGCCACCAACCAAGGCATACGCGGCACCAGTGGCATTCAACGTCGATGCGCCCGCGTTTGTGGTCTTAACATTGATCCAGAAAGGTGCCCACGGCACAGGCGCTGTCAACGCGGGCGAGAAGGCTACGACGTATGCATTCGCGGCCCCGGTGTCGGTACCGACATTGGTGGCGCTGGTCTGACACAGCTTCTGGACAGCGGTGGCCAGCATGTTGTGCGAGCTGCCGTCGATGACGATCCCCAGCACTTCGGGCAACGCGCAAATTTCCTCCTGGACATCGTTGCACCAGTCCGCAGAGAAATACGTCGGCCGCACGCCGGCGGCCGGGTTGCCAGCGCCGAAGCCGTTCTTGCCCGGACCGAACAGATCGACGACGGCGTTGGTTGTGGCGATGCGTTTCATGAGCGCCTCTAAACGTAAGAAAAGATGGGAATCGTGTGCGACGGCTTGAGCCGGTTGATCAGGCACTCGATCGCAGAATTGCCCCAGGTGGCCAGCGGATCGCCGCAGGTATCACCGCACGTGGTCACCTGGACGGCGTTGTTCTGGGACACGACCTCGAATGCGTACTCCCAGCCCGCTTCGTCCTGGTACAGGCCCACACCGCAGTCGTCCGCGCATGTCGCCGCGTGGAATTCGTTGATCGTGATGGAGTAGCCCTGAGCTGCAAGCCGCTGCACGTAGTACGGACTGGACAGACCGCCGCGCTCAACGATCTTCCCGATCAGCGCGTTAAACCGCTGCTGCCACGAACTGGTGGCACCGCAGCAGGCATCCGGTAATCCGTACACACGCTCCCAGTCCGGCAGCAGCTGCTGCACGTCATACGGCGTGATGGCGAGGGCAACCTGCAGCGCGCTCGCGTAAGCGCGATCGAGCGCGTTACCTTCGGCCGCCAGCGTGGCGGCCATCTTGGCCAGGCGCGGCGCATAGCTGACGGGCGGCAGTAGGAGCCCAAGGAGATCAGAGTGATTCATGTCAGGGCATCAGCGTCAGCGTCAGCGAGCCGAAGCGCGCCCACTCGACCGTCAGCGCATTGACCGTCGTCGGCACATTGGCCGCAGGCGCTGTGACCAGACGATCGGTCACGCCGGACAGGTCAGTCAGGATGCCCTCGATTCGGGACTTGATGCAGGAATCACCAGGCTGGAGCGTGTCAAAGTAGGCGCGGATGGCGGTCTCGGCCTGTTCCTCCACGTCGGCCAACAACACGCCCGACAGCTTCACCTGGGCCACGATGGCAATGGGCTTGAGGGTCGGGGCAAACACCAAAGCATCGGGGCAGGCACTGGGGCGCTTTGCATCCACGGCAGCCTGCGCCTGCGCAATCTGGGCAGGTGTTGGAACACCGGAGCCACTGACCACCACCACGTCGACCTTGCCCAGGCCGCGACGATGCGAGTACACGTAGCCGTTGGTGATGCCGTCGACGGACTTCACCCACTTGATGTAGTCACTGTCCTTGCCGCCGGCGTCAGGGTTGCGCAGCTCTGCGAGCAGTCGCGCCAAAAGCGATGCCGGTGTTTCGTCGTCTGTCCCGCCGCCCATGCTGACGACCGTCGCAGTCGAAGCGACGCCCGGCGGAGCAGCGGTAAAGGTCAGCGTTGCGCCGGCGGCCAGGTTGCCGCTGGTGCCGGCCGTGGCAGCGACGATCGCAACCTGTGCGGTTCCATCACCACCGATAACGCCGTCTGCAGAAACACTCAGGCTGATACCGGAAACATCGGCCTTGAGCTGAGAGCCAGCCGGAACAGGAGCACCTGGCGTACCGGTTACCGCCATGGTGCCGCCCGCAACCGTGGCGCTCAGGGCCGGCACGTTGTGCAGGTTGGCGTGCCGCTCCAGGTTGTCCTGGTCAGCAGAGTCCGGGAAGATCTGGCGCACCGCCCACAGTTGATGCTGGTACAGCCCTTCGATGGCGCTTGCAAACGCGGTGGCCCGAATCCAGTTGTCGCTGTCTTCGGAGACGTCGAACGTCTCATCGAGGTTCTGCGCGTCACGCAGGATGTCGCTGCGGATCTGGTCGAGTGTGGGTACGGTAAATGGCATCAGCCCACCTGGACGGGATGTTTGAAGAGTCGGCGACGGCGCGATGCGTCCACGACCTCGATCTGGAGCAGGCAACGCCCGTCGTGCGGCTGCTCGGCTTCAACGGTGATCAGCGACGCGCGGCCATCGTCGAGCAGCGGCTTCAAGGCGGCTTCGGCGTACTGCACGGCCAGCTTCCGGATGCGAGGCACATCCTTTTCCCGCTTCAGCTCGTGCAGACGCGACCCAAGGTTCGGGTTTCCCCACCAACTGCCCAACGGCGTTTCCAGACGCACGTAGACAGCGTTGCCGAGGTGGTCGATCACCTCGCCGCTGTAGTCGCCAGTGAGTGGGTCCAGAGCCTTGTCCATAGGCACCAGTTTGGCGACTGCCCACGAGTCGGTTGAGCCTGAACGTGTTCAGTTAGGCCAACACGTTCGGCAGGCTGACGAGCACCCCTTCTTGCTCTGTGTGCCGGTGCGTGTTGTGAGCCTCACGCATGCCGGCCATTGTCTTGGTGCCGCCTTGGTCGCCCACGTCACCAGCCGCCGTCATGTTGGCGCCCCCCGTGATGTTGCCGTCAGCGTGCAGCGTGCCAGGCGTCTCGACCGCCGGCGTCTCGAAGCGGACCTTGGTTGCGGCCTTAACCAGCAGCGTGTCGCAGTTGATTTCAGTGACGCGGCTGTCCCGCAAGACGACGTAGTCGCCGAAGGCGTTGAACACCACAGCCTCTCCAGTCTTCAAGGGCTTGAAGCGGTACTGACCGTTCTCCGTGGCAATCATCACGCCCTGAGTGGTCTTGCCGCCGATCGGCAAGATGACAAACTGCGTACCAGGCGGCGGATTCGACGAGAACCCGAAGTGCTGCCACAACTCGTTGTCCTGGAGGTTTTCCCCGGCCATGCCAGTACCCTGCACGAGCTGCAGATCGGGGGCATTGTTGACCCGGGTAACCACCCCTCGGAACGCATGGCGAATGCGATTCAGCCCGCGCTCCACGATGCGCTGTACGTCGGAGACCTGCATCAGTTGTCGACCTCGTAGATCTGCGCCTCGCCGCCGCTGATGCCGTTCCGGCCACGGCGATGGCGCTTGTTGTGCGGATGTGCCTCAACGATCCACATGCCATCCTCTTTGAACGTGAGGCGTGTCTGCGTCGCACGGTTGCGGCCGCCCGTGAAGCGGCGCGCCATCAGGAAGAAAACGGCGTCGATTCCGTGCGGCTCGGAGAAGACGTGCACGCGCTGGCCAGGCGTCCACAACTGCCCGTGGCCAGGCATGCCCGGCGCGTTGATGGTGTGGCCAGCCACAGTGGCTTCCAACGTAAAGGCGTTCAGGCGGCTGTCTGCCATCAGCTTCTTGGCCCGCGCAGACGCCGCCTTCTGGCTGTCGGCCTCGTGGTCGATGACGATCTTGGGTCGGTACCAGGACACAGACGGATCGCGGTAGGTCGCCTTGATGATGGCCTTGGCGTGCGCGCTCTCGGTCGTGTGCGACTGCGACATCACGGTCACTTCGGAGTAGCAACGGGCGATGCCGTCCTTGCGGCGCAAACGCTCGACGTTGTTCCCCTTGCCGGAGAACCGCTGAACCAACGTGGCCACGGGCGGCTTGCTGTAGTCCGGGCCGCCCACGACCAGGGTGCCGTCCGGCTCGAACCACGGCCACAGGCCAACCGCCTCGGCCGCATGAGAGATGACCTCCCACGCCGAATCGCCGGGGTCCAC